CGCTGCCGCTACGCGATCGGTGCGACGGTTTGGCGCCTGCTGGGCGCGGCGGCCGGCGCGGCGCGGCACGGCTAAGCCTCTCCCTGAGGGGGGCAGCTACGGGTAGTCTCTCAAGGCAGCTCGCTGCTCCAACCGTTGTGGCACCCCGCTAAACTACGCGCCGTTGCGGGCAGCGGTCAGCGGTTTTCGATAGAGCCGTGGCTGAAGGCAGTTGAAAAATACGCAACCCACGATGCAGATGCCCACGATCACAGAGCCCAAAAACTCAACATAAATCGCCCCTCCTGTAAAGAAGCCCAACAGCTACGGCACCGGGGCTCGCCATGTCGCTGGACGCCGCAGCCATCGCCAAGTTCAAGGTGGCGGAGCTCAAGGCGGAGCTCGTCGCGCGCGGGCTCGACAACAAGGGCAAGAAGCGATCATCGAACGTTTGTCGTTCGTTGCGTCGTAAAGAAATTTAGTATATGACGCGAGCGGGCGCAAGCTCGACCGCGGGCATGGGAGCTGCACGTGGCGTCTCGGTGGTCTGCAGCCGCGGGAATCCCGCCGTCGTGTTGGGGATGCGAAGCACCTCCTGGATGAAGGTGTACGTGCCGCGATCCGCCGGACCGTCGCCAGCAACACCGTCCACCATCGCGCCGTTCGTGAGCCAGGTCCGGCCCTCGATCGTCATTGCATTCACCGGCATAACGGTATCGCTGACTTACCATCGTGCCCGCCATATCCAGCCATTCAGAAACGGCTTGTTGCCCGGCTCGACTTCCGCCAGCCAGCGAAAAAACATTTCCGAGGAAGCCCGCAGCGCACACCGCACCGCATAAGCCGCCGCCGGGCTGGACCGGTCCCGAACCGCAAGCAACGTTTGCCTGCCGATCTGCCCATCATCCGCGACATTGGACCGCTGACCATCATCTGTTTCGACTACGGCCAGGGCACGCTGCAACAGCTTGTTTGCTTGCCGTGGACCCATCACCACAGCCAGATCAAACGCCTTGTGCGCGATCTGCGGCGGCATCCGGCCATACTGGTTGGGCAGCCAGAACCGATGATAATAGATGCCGATCGCACCATCACGGTCGAGCGCCCGAATATCATCCGCATCAATATCGCCGTCCCGATCCACATCACCGAGCGCATGGCCAGCATCCCGGAGATAGCGAAGACTGATCCCGAATTTGGTCACCCCACCCGCATCATTCGGGTGATCGCTATAGCCACCTTCATGGATCAGCACCTGCCGGATGCCGCCACCGAAATTCACATCATCCCGCCAATCGGTCATGGCGTTGGCCCCCCTTTGCTGATCCACGCGGTCGCCGCCGCAATCGCTGATGACACCAGCGTCGCGACGCCGGTTGCCACCCGGCCCCGGACCTTCGCGGCCTGCAACGCCCCGGCGCTGTAATTTTCCAGATTGCGCACCCGTTCATCGAAGCTGTCCTGCTTGCGCTCGATCCGCAGCAATGTTTGGTTCTGTGCCTCAACCATCCCGACCAAGCGACCCAGTTCACGTTCGTCATTCGTCATCGATCAGACACCCCAAAAAGAAAGGGCCGCTGCCGCGACCCCGAACCACCAGACACCTATGAAAACCTCACCCCATTCACCGCCGCTGCGCAGGTGCCCAAGGATCGGGCGACCGTCCCACGCCGCCCATGTTTCGTGCCAATCCATGCCCCACACCCGGTTGACTTGCCAGCCGAGCCAATAGACCGGCCCCCATGCCAGACCGGATAGCGCGATAATCACCCCGGCCCATGGCGACCAGAACAGGATCGGCAGCGACACCAGCGATTGCTTGGCCAGCCCGACCGTTGACATGCCGGTAATCTGGTAAAGGGTCTTGCGCGCAACCGACCAATCATCGCGCCAGACGCCGAATACCTTGGGCATCCAGCGTGTCACCAACTCGATATGATCCATAAGCTGGTGATAAACGTCGCGGTGCATTCGTTGATGTGCCCCCCAGCCGAGTATGGCAGCGGCAAAGCTGGTCAGGATCACCGCAACCGCATAGGGCCACGGCAGGCCACAGGCCAAGCCGGTCAGGCCGAACACCACCGCAATCATCACCCGGTTGAACGTGGTGCTGATGCCAAGGTCCATCCCGCGCAAGCGCATAAAAAAACCGCCCAGAATGGCGGCAAGCAAACAGATCAGAATGTCAGTAATCATGATGCGCCTATTCAGAAAATTGGAATTGATAGATTGTATCTGGCGTACTTGTGCTGGTTATGTACATAGTCAAGCCATCGTCAGATACCTCAACATCTGTTATTGATCCCGTAATATCGCCGATATAAATCCCTTTCCATGAGGCTTTAGCGGTTGAATAATCAAACGGTGAAGAAAATTCTTTCACATACACAATTCTGTTTGTGCCATCCGTAACAAACGCCCGCAAACCATCTGGCGAGAAACTAAGGCCATTAAGATTTGTCGATGCGCCGAACAGCGCACCAGTAGCGCCATCTAGAGAAGCCGTATCAAGGTCAAACGGGGTTGATAATGTATGGAATGAAATTGTGTCAGATACACTATCAGCGAGTATTAGCTTTGATCCATCTGGACTTATATCAATCCCATCGGCAGCATCGGCAAGAGACTTACTTGCGTAAGAGCCAGTATCTATCTGCCCCGGTGTCCCGATATTGAATTGATAAATGTTGCCGCCACCCGCCACGTACATGATGCTTTCATCATCCGAAAAACACAGCGCGCCGGGATTAGAGGCCTGAGCATTGACGCTTAAAGACCTTGATATCGTTCCGCTGTCGATTTGCCCGGCTGTAGCCATATCAATCTGGTAGACCGCATCACCACCAGAGCCGGAAAAATAAGCCCTGGTCTGGGCCGGGTTCACCCAAAGCCCGGTCAATGAAGACTCACTACCAGAAACATCTAAGGATCGAGCGGCGTAAGAAAGGTAATCAAGATTGAATTCAACTTGATCACTACTACCGCCCAGTTTGAAAAATTCTGCTTGTGTCGGCATTACCCGCGCCCCCCGATAAATCCTGTGGTTGCACCCTTGTAGATCAGCTTCATGCGCACCTGATCCACGATGTCAGTCAGGTTTTCCTCGACACCGTTCAGGCGGTGCCCATTGCGATTGACCGTTGGCGGATTGCTCGCCCAATCCGCACCATCAGGCGGATCAATGATGATCTCATCACCGGCTGCAGGACTGGCTGGCAGTGACACCGTGGCGCTGTCCGGCAGCTCATAGGCACCGGCACCGGCAATCGTGTCGCCATTGCTCAGCGTCGTGATCGTTGGCTTCTGGCTGCCGTAGGTAATGGCATCAACCGTTGCGCCGCCAGTGACGCTGGCACCACCTGTAATGGTCGCGCCGTTGCCCACGTCGATCCCACCGCTGAAGGTTTGTTCCTGCGTGAACGTCCACGCCGCCAGCACCGTGACCGTCTGTCCGCTATCACTGCGCGGATAATTGGCCGGGTCAAACGCTTCCGCTGCGGCCACCGCATCCAAGGCATCCTGCAGCGCCGCTTCCGCCGCATCCGCACTGTCTTGCGCATCGCTTGCCGCCTCATTGGTGGCGGTCAGGCTGTCCGCCGCCGCCGTTGCCGAGGACAGCGCCGATCCGGCGGATGACAGGGCATTGCCGGCAACAACCAGCACCTGACCTAGCAACTCAATCAGGTTATCAACGTAACCAAACCCGGTTGGACCAGTCAGGCTGTTCGGCCCGTCCGCTTCATCAGAATAGGTTTTGCCGTTGGGCATCGGTCCAACTTGGGTCATAACACTTCCTCGATCGTGAATGGAAAATCATGCTTGTTGAAAAATGACTGGCTGACCCCGGTTACATCCCGGAGCCGGGCCAGCATGGTCAGCCGCTGCCGGTTGACCACATCATCGGGATTGATCTGGACCAGCACCGGATCAACGGTGCCAAGCTGCCGCTGCATGTCGAGCGCCTGACCGAATGCTTCATCACGCGGCAGGTTGCGGATCACACCCTGGAACGTGCGCGGGTTGCGGCGTTTCTCACCATAAATTGCACCGCCCGCGGCTTCGGTTTCCAGCGCACGGTTGCGAAACCCCAGATTGTTGCCATAGTCAAAATTCTTCGATGACCGCCATTGTTGCGCCACCTCGATATGACCGATGCGCACCCGTCCATCAGGGTTGCCCGTATCGCTGATTTCCAGCCGGAATGATCTGGCAAGGGTCAGGCCCGACAGGGTGGCAATCGTGGTTGGCACAAACGCCGCCCGCGTTTCTGGTCCGGGCTTGCCACCCCACCATTCCGGTGTGCCCCATGGGGCAGTGCCATAGGGCTTGACGATGCCCCATGCTTCCGTGTCATCGGTCGCATTTACCGGCACCGTGCCAGCCGCATCGGAATAAAACGTGGCCTTCCAGACCGCATCATTGGTCAGGTTGTGGTTGATCAGGGCGATCACCGAAACCGGCAACGTGGCATCAAACACAAACAACCCCTGCGTTGATGCTTCCGTGGCGTCTTCGGACTGCGCTGGATAACCAAGCCCCACATCCGGCCACATCACCGCCGACGATAAGGGCCAGCCATCAAGCCATGATCCGCCCGAAACCGCCGTGATCTTCGATGTCACGGACGGCGTGGCGAAGGATATATTTGCCATTATTCAACCCCATAACCGCAGTTCAACCACCCGGCCACCGCTTGCCCCACCTTCACCAAGGCGGGTGATGCCGATGACCACCATCGGCTTGCCGGTATCAAAACCGAAATCCGGGTGCGTGACCGTCACCACATCGCCACGGCGCAGGGCATCAACCCCGGCATCCGTGTTCGGCACCTGTGCCGTGGCAAACACCCGTTCGACCTTCAGCCGGGCAAACAACAGATCGCGCAGCGCTTCCGCACCCGCTTCCGTGGTCAGACCGGTTTCAATTTCCAGATCGGTTGCCAGCGGATAATCAGCGGCAACCGTGTCATCATCGACCGGATCAGATGCGGCATAGTCGAGCGCGAGCGCAGCCCGCACTTCCCAGCCACCCACCGGGTCATAATTGAGCGGATCGGTTGACGGTGTTTCCACGTCATCGATCGGCGGCAGTGACGCATCACCGCCCAGATCACCGCCGGTCATGACCCGGTAATTCCGCCGGTACTTGACCGTCAGGGACTTGACCGGATTGGCTGCCGCCTGATCACCCGGCACTTGCAGCCGGAAATCCATCAGATCGATCACCCCGCTTGCTGCCGGGTTGTCAACCGACACCCGCGCCATGGTGGCAACCGCATCATCATTATCCGGCACCGGCAGTTGCACGACCCGGAACGACCCCAACCGCGTTTCCTCAAAATAGGCACCGGCATCGGCAAGGATGCTGGCGAGGATGGCGGCATAGGTCACATCATTGGTCGCCGAATAATACCCGGTGACATGGGCAAAATTCGCGTCAAGCGCCGCAACGCTCTCCGCATCGACCAGTTCACCGGCAGCGGTTATCAGATCCGCTGCAATGGCACCCGGCGTCCGATCGGCATCACTGGCACCAACCGAAATATCAACCGTGATCGTGCCTTCCGGCCTGCCGGAAAGCCGGGCATAGGTTGCATCACCGTCCGACCAGACCCGGTATTCACCGGCTGATGCCGCGTTCGCCGTATTCACGAAATCCGCCTTGCTGGCATAGGCCGTGCCCGCCACGCGCGGGATGCCATTGACCCGCAGCCCATGCACATTGGCCGGACCCTGACAAATCAGCACAACCCCGTGCACCGCATTGACCAGCACCGGTTCGGCATTCCACACCCGCCCGAACAGCACCGGCACCGGCTGACCCTTCAGGCTTTCGTCGCCCTCGAGGCCAATGGTTGAACCGCCATTGGCCAGACCGCCTTCATTGTCACCGAGCAACCGCGCGGCGATGATCGAGCGCCCCAGCTTGGCTTCCCGCGCAAGGATCGGCACATCAATCCGGGTGTCATACCCGCTTGGGCGACCACAGATGCCGGTGACGAAGGGCCGGAACTGCCAATATTCGCCATCAGCCGGACCCCGCAACAGCGCGAAATCACGACCGGCAACCTTGCCCGACATAACCGGATCGGTTGCTGCCGATCGGGGCAGCGACAGCACACCCCGGCTGACCCGCGCGGCACCGCCGATCAGATGCCCGGCACCACCTTCTAGGCTCGACCGGTATGCTGGCAACGATAGCTGTGCGTCATGGTACTGACCCGGACCATAGGGATCGGCCAGCGCGGCACTGCCGAACCGGAACACGGCATCCTTGCCGGTCAGTTCCGCCAGATACGTCCACGCCGCCGGTGGCCGCGCTACGGCCACCACCTGCTGGTTACCATAAAACCGCATTTCAGAGATCGCCGCAGGCCATGCCGTGACCGGTTCATTCAGCACGGTTGCCGAGGACACCACGCCCAGACCGGCAGTATCGCCGCCAGCCCAAGCGCCGGTGTAATTCATCGGAAACCCATCGGTGCTGCCCGACCCGACCAGCCAGTCATCCACATACACCGCCAGCGTGCCATTGGCCGGATGAATGGCGACCACAATCCGGTGCTGGCGACCATCAAACGGCAGGTACGCAACCGGGATGTCCACCACCGCCGTTGCCGGTGTCAGGCTCGACCCGGCCCCGGCACGGAACCGCATGATCGTGCCGCTGTCACGCACACCAAAATAGGTACCGGCACCGGATGCCCCGGCGTCAAACAGGATCGCATCGATCGGGCTGGCAGGCAGCACCACATCAATGGCAATCACCGCCGGTTGTCCGGCATAGGACAGGAAGTTTTCCGGTGACAGGTTCCCGGCTTCATAGGTTCCTGTCACCGTCAAACCGGCTTCGGCTGCAATCCGCATCACGCAATTCCCAGCTTTTGTTCAATACGGGACAGGGTGTTCGCCACCATGGCCAGCAGTTGGTTGGTTTCCGCCGCACCCATCGCCACGACCTGTGGCAGGTTGCTGATGCTGCGCAGCGCATCGGTCTGCTTCGACACCGCTGCGGCGGTCATCCGGGCTTCTGATTGCTGCGCACCGGTTTCCACCGTCACCCGTTCGCCCGGCGAGGCGTTGAATACCGCCACCCGCTGCCGATCTGTGCCGACCACCCCGGACCCGCCAAGGGTGATGGAACCGCCGGTGGCAAACCCGCCGGTGATCCCGATGACCTTGGCCATTTCATCCGGCGTCAACTGGTCCTTGATCGACTGGAACATGCCATCATTGTTGAACCCGTTTGGCATCAGACTGGCCAAGCGTGGAATGGCTGCCAGCAGCGCCGCATTGGTCGCGGCATTGGCATCAAGCCCGAGGTTGAACCCGTCAGGCACAACAAAGCCGTTGCTGTTCGCCGCACCCTGCGCCAGTTGATCCCGGATCAGCTCCAGCGTGACCGTCTGCTTCTGCAGTTCGGAAAGCTGGCTTTCTGCCCGGCTCAATTCGGTTGATGCCAGCGCCTTGGTCTGGTCGAGAATGCCGCTCACCTGATCGAAACCGGACACCCCGGCATCGGACAGGCCGAAGATTTCCAGATTGATCGCGTCAAACGCCGCAACGGCGGCTGACAGTTCCGACGCATCGACCAGTTCACCACCCCGGATGCGCGCCGCGATGCTGTTCAGATTGCCCTGCGCCAGTGAGAATTGTTCACTTGGCGACAGCGGCGATCCGGCACCGAGCAACCGCCCGGTCTGTATCTGATCGACACTGGCAATCAGACCGCGCGCCGTGCTGGCGAGCGTATCAGCAGCGGTGATCTGGTCATTGATCGTGACCAGTTGCGCTTCAAGGCTGATGACCCGCTGCGCTTCCGCATCCGCGATCTGATCCGCCAGAACCCGCTGTTCGGCAAGCTGCTGCAACACATCAAGCCCGACCGTCGATTGCCCGGCGTCAATCAGATCGGCACGCTCCGCATCAAACGCATCACGCAACGCGATCAGTTCGGCCCGGTTCGGGTCCAGCAGTTCAAGAATGCGCTGGTTGTATCCACCCCGTATCTGATCCGTGAATGCCTGATTGGCACGCTCACCCTGCGCCGCCACTTCATCAAGCGACAGGCCAAGCCGTTCTGCCGTATCGCTGGCTGCCTCGATCGATGCTTGCAGCGCATCATAGGCTTGCCGGATCGGCCCGACCGTTTCCGCGTCGAGACCGAACAGATCAGTGAAATTGGCCGCAAAGTTCAGATCGGACAGCGCGGTTTCCGCTGTGAAATCGATATTGTCCAGCGCGGTCTGGACTGCTTCCGGGAACTTGTCCCGAACTTCATCAGCCATCAGCAGCGCCGTGTCATTGATCAGCGCCGCAATCCCGGCTTCCGACCGGTCATAAAATTTTCTGGTATCGTTGCCATAACCAAATTCAGGGTTGGTTTCACCCTGACCGAATTCGGCATAGATGCCATCACGATTGCCGATGCCAACCCGGAGTGACCCGGTCAGATCACCACCGCTGATTGCCTCAAACGCCGCCGCATATTGTGCGAGGCTTTGCGCAATACCTTCGGCGGCATCGCGGTTTTCCTGACTGAATTTCTTACCTTCCTGACCGCCAACCGAAATCCCGAAATCATCCAGTTCAAGGATGGCGTTGCCTTCCTTGTTGCTTGGTTTTTTCTTGAGCAGCCCAGCGATAAGAGGCACCGCCACCGCCGCCAGCACGGGCAGAACAAACGGCGCTGCCGCCGCCAATGGCGCAGCGGACGCGATACCGGCAGCACTGAGACCACCCGGCACCGCAGCCACCCCGACAGATGCCGCCGTTGCAGCGGATGCGGTACCAGCGGCACCGAGGCCAACTGCCGTTGAACCGAACAGCGAAGGCGCAGTGGTTGACAGCAGCGTTGTGGATAGGTCGCCGATGAATGAATTGGCAATGCTGCTGCCGATATTCTGCACCAGCCCGCTTGCCGCATCGATCAGCCCGCCGCTGCCGGACGCAGCACCGCCGCCAGCATTGCCGCCAGTCAGATTGCCCGAACCAATATTGGCAAAGGTGCCGCCGAACAGATTGACCGCCGCCAGTTCACCGGCCATGCGGAAAAAGATGTCCTTCACCGCATCGGCCAGATCGCCAAAGCTGTCAATGCCGTCACGGAAGATGCTGGTGAAGGTATCGGCGAAGGCCGTCTGAATACCCTTGGCGGCATTCAGGAATGGTTCCTGCGCCGCCCGCGCGGCTTCTTCTGCTGCCCGCTGGCTTTCCTTCGCGGCTTCCTCTGCCGCCTTGGCACGTTCCTTTTCCGCCTCAATCAGATCATCAAGCCGCTGCTTTTCCTGATCACGCAGGGCCAGGGTGTCGCGGATATTCTGCTGTTCCGCTTCGGACAGCCCGTTCCACTTTTCCCGGATTTCATTGCTGCGTTCCTGCGATGCCTGTTCGGCCTCATAGGCTTCAACCCCAAGCAGCCGCGCATCATAGAGCGCCTTCAACTGTTCGGTTTCTATCTCGAGCGCCTTGACCCGTTCCGCACCATCCTTGGCCAGCTTCTCCGCAGCCTTGCGCTGCGCTTCCGCTTCCTTCTCTGCTGCCTTCCGGGCCTTTTCCTCAGCCTTCACCCGTTCTTCTGCCGCAATACCAGCCTTGCGATCAGCTTCCGCCTGTGCCGCCGCATCATCCGCTGCATCGGCGGCAAGCCCGGCGGTCACTTCCATGGCCGCATTCTTGCGATCAATCAGCGCCAGTTCGGCCCGCAGGTTTTGCAGGTTTTCCTGAAGCTGCTTTTGCGCCCGGCGACTGCGTGGATCATCCGCCGCCGAAGCGCCATCAAGCCGCTTTTCCAGATCGGAAATTTGCAGGATCAGACCGCCGCGCTGCGCCTCGATAGACTGGAACAGCGCATCGTTGCTATCACCGACAACGGTAGCAAGGCCAGCCATGGCCGCCGTTGCCGCCTGAATAGGCCCGGCATTACCGATATTTTCCAGCAGGAAGCCCCAGCGTTCACCAAGCGTATCAACCGCGCCAGCTAGGCCACCGGCCTGCGCAGTACCAGCGCCGCCAACTTGGGCTTCGATCGTCGCGAGAATTTCAGACTGGGCTTCAAACTGCTTGCCAGACTCCACCAGCCCCTTGATCAATTCCGTTTGCGACGCGCTAAAACTGACACCGACATCCCGCAAGGCGGCCAATCCGCGTTCAGGGTCTTCGAGCGCTTTTGCAAGCTGAAGGCTGGCACTGGAAATCGACCCCATACCGATAGAGGCCAAATCCTGCGCAGCAACCAGCGTGCGGTCGAAGGCATCACCAGCCACATTCTTGAAGGTAAGCAACTGCGCCGCTGCCTTACGAACATCGCCGGTTGAAGCCAGCGTGCTTTCGCCAAGCGACTTGGCCAGAGTTTCAATCTGATCCGCCGTTTTGCCCGAGGCGTTGCCCGTGGTGGCCAAAAGCTGGTTGATCTGGAATGACGATTGCTCAAACTGGCTGGCAGCATCGACAGCTTTTTGCAGAACGACTACCGTGGCACCGATCCCGGCAGCGGCTGCCACCCCGGTAGCGCCCAGCTTTGACATGGCACCGCCAACTGTGCCAAGGCGACCGGCCAGACCGCGCATACTGTTGTCAAGATCGCCAGAGACCTTATTAACAGCCTGCAGCCCACCACTAGCGCCGCCACTGGCCTGCCTGATCTGGTCAAATGAACGCTTGCCAGATTGACCAATCTTATCCAGATCGCGGGATGCTTCCTGACCGCCATTAACCTTGGTCAGGATGTCAAAACGGCGCTGCGTCATGGCGATGCCCCAATAAAAAAGGGCCGCCCGAAAGCGACCCTTGGTTGAAATCTGATTGTCTGGCTGGATCAGGCTTCCAGCCGCTCCACGTAACGATAAGACGCCAGAATGCGCACATTCAGGTAATAGATGGTATTCGACTTAACCACATCAAAACCCAGCTTGCGCATCACCCGACCGAACCGGATATGTGAGACCGGCGCGATATTCTCATCTGCGCACCATTCCTTATAGGCAAGGTACATGTCTGCCGTTGGCACCCGGTTACCCAAATCCTCGGTCAGGGCTTCCGTGCCGAATTGATTGATGTGCCGATCTTCATCCCGGACCATCTGCGCCGCCACGGCCAGCGGACTATCGCCGAGGGATGGCAACCCCATCTGCTGCCAGACCTGCAGCGCGGCTGGCTGACCACGCAGGCGGAACGCCTGATTGACCGTTTCCAGCTTCGCCCGATAGGCCGACAACCCGAGTGGTGAAGGATCGAAAAACTCTGCCACGTCTTCAAACTCCGGTTTTGTTGCCGCTGGCAGATTGGCCGCCGCTGACATCTCACGGAACCGCCGTTCGCATTCGATGAAATACCGCCGAACCAGCCGCCCCTTTTCGGTGCGCTCAACCATGGCCAGTTCCTTGGCCATGTCGAGGGTCAGCGCATACTCTTTACGGTTGTGCCCACCCCTTTCTTTGCTCCCCAAAATGGGGGAGCAAAGAAAGTCAGTACCTTCGACAAATTCATATTGCTCGATGCGACTTTTGATCCAAGTTGTGAAATCACGCCGCACATCCAAAAACCCATGCAGCTCACGTGCATCGACCGTTGGTTGCAATTCGCCGTTGATTTCCTGTTCGGTCACGGTGACCAGATGATCTGTATTCATGCTTCTTGCCTCGTTTTGATTGAGATCGGACACCATCACTGGTGCCCGGGGTTCAAAACAGTCGCAAGAAGTCGACCCCGCCTGTCTTTAGGCTTTCGCCTTGGACATACACAGACGGACCCCGGACATAAAATGTGTGCTGATCCATCCGATTATCGGCCCGGATTGCCGCTTCTTGCATGGGTGTTTTGAAGACCCATGCAAAAGCTATCTATACTATCCGGGCACTGCAAGGCTTAATCGCGGGCGATCCTGCTTTTCTTGAAGACAGGAATATCATGCCCGCGATTACAAATATTCAGGCATTTTGCATATCAGTCATCGAAAGCCATCATAATCTCATCCAGCAATTCTTTCTCTGCTGGATCAATCACACCGTCAGCCTCCATAACCGCCCGCGCGCCATTCACCAACCGCCGCTGCACATCGCGCGGCGCTTCCTCAAACTCAAACAGGTTATCCCACGGATCGGCGTCCGGTGGCGTCTGACGGCAAATGAAACTGCGAATTGCCGCCACATCGTGCTCATTACTGGACAGCCCATTGTGTTGCGCTTCCTCAACAATGTAATCGACGATGGCGTCAACCTCTGCGCTATCCATGTCACCATCAGCCCAGCACATAGCGACAAGAACCCGCCAGCCATGCACGCAACACCGCCGCTGTTCGACGCCAGCGGCCCCATGTGCGCCTTGCGGCGGGGGCTTTGCCTTATCTGCGGCAACCCCCAGTACCACACCGAAATAATCTTTCGGATCATGAACCACACCATCAGGATCGATAACCGACTTGATCCGTTCAACTTTGAAAGTCCGTCGTGCATTCCGCTCAAAACAAAACGCCTGCAGGTTCATCGGCTTGTTCGGATGCCGCTTGATAGCCTCAATGCGAATGCGTCGCTGGGATGCCTGGCCCTTCGCATCCACATACTCGATCATGACGATAATGCCATGCAAATCCTGATCGGTTGTTTCCCAATCAGATGCCGCACTTTCCAGAGGCTTCGCCTTTGGTTTCTCAGGCTCCCGATCCCGAGGCGAATAGAATTTGACCTCAACCAATTTGCCAAAATCTATTGGCGGTGCGTCGTGATCTTCGATATCGGCTTCTGGAATGAATTGCTCGCGCCCTTCTATGACCGGCGGCGGCGGCGGATTTCCGAACAACGATTTTAGTTTCTCAAACATGGGCATTGGCTTCCTTATAGAAAAGAAGCACCGTACTAGACCAATCCCCTTTTAGCAGCCCGTTTGTCCCAAGCCTGACCGATGAATTCCGGTATTTTCTCGATGCCCTTGGCGATTGCCCGTTCCTGATTGATCCGCTTGCTGATCCGCGCACGCGGGAACAGGACGTACAGGATCGGCGGTCGATCTGACTTGTCCCGGCCATCAATCAGGAAGCCACCATCACCCGAAGGAATGAACACCAGCGGGATGCCGCTTTCGCTTGGCGTGGCTGGACGCCGCCCGCTGCTGTCCATCGGTGCATGTTCCGTTGGCTTCGCCAGAAGCTTGCCGCGTGTCGCCTCGATCGTGGCACCTTCTGAAAAGATGGTAATCAGATCGATCGCCTGTGACCGTCGCCCGGATGCAGCCTTGTACCGTGCAACCGAGAACAGCCGCATTTCCGGTGTCAGGCTGCTGCCCTTGCGCGGCGTTGGCTTTACAATAAGCGTATCACCCAACGCTGCACCGGACTTACCGCGACGAAATTTGCCGCGAGTGATCTGCCGCCGCATATCCCGGCGGGTGGCATAGGTGCCCTTTCGCAACCCGCTGGTGATCGACTGCTTCACAACCCGCACTTGCGATCTGACTTCCTTTTCCAGATCGCCACGAATGGCCGCCTCGATCCGCAGTTGATTGAACCGTGCCATGGCCGTCACTCCGCTTTTTTCAGTTGTGCTTCCCAGTCTGCCATGGTGGCAAAGGCATCCAGCATTTTGGCTGACTGGTCATTGATCCCGCCGGGATCGGGCAGGTACCCTGACCCGCCCATGCCCGGCCCGCGATAGGCGTCATAGACAAGATAGAAATCACGCCATCCGGGCCAGACCCGATCCAGCCCTATGCGGGGGTTTTCGCGGTGGATTTCTTCCGTGACCGGGCAGCGCCAGCCTTCGCCGCCGTCTGCCGGGTACCTGCCGCCTTGGAAGTCTTTTGATCGCCAGACGATCCAAGCGGCGGTGCGGAGTTTTTTTCATCTTGCCCCGACAGGCTGGACAGATCATTGATCCGGTTGAAGATCGCAATCAGGTCAGGTTTCGGCAGATAGCCGATCTGGTCCACATCACCGCCGCCATTGACCACGCGCAGCGCCAGCGGCTTGTCATCAGACCCGGTTATCCCGGACCATTTGAGCAGGCCGCGCGCCACGGTCTGAATAACCAGTTCATCAAACCAGTGCTGTTCCGCCGCGAACAAGCGGCGATAACCGGCATCGTCGAGCATGAAGGCATCATGCAGCCGCTCAAAATCCAGCGCCAGATCATCGCCCCAATGCTGCTGCGCCGTGGCGGCGGCATCATCCAGAACCGCCCGCGCTTCATCAATCCCGTTGCCGACAACATTGGCGAGATTGTCCGTCATGTACTCGATCCGCCCGGCAAGCGTTGGCACGCTGCCGACCGCGATCATCACCGCGCGATTGACCGCCGCGCGATCGCGCAGGGACAGCGGCTTGATCTGATAGCTTGGCGGCGCATCCTCACCGGCATAATGATCTGGCGTGAAATCGATACGATCCGCCGTTGAAATTGGCAGCTTCATGGCATGGTTCCTTGGACTGACTGTTGAAATTGTTGTGATGATTGGCATGGTTCGCGTGATTGATAGGACGGGCGGCGGCGGAACCATGCCGTGGTGAAACCGCCGCCCGGCGCTTGGTGGTCCCTCAAGGATGGGGGAAGGCTAAAAACCCCTTAGTAGACCACCAGCGCTATGCCGTTATCCTGACCGATCGCTTCAAAGCTTATCTGGTCTGTACGCCGCCCGCTGCGATCACCCGGCGTGACGTTCTGATAGCGCATTTTCGGCACCATCATCGCCACCCGGTTGCCCGCAACCGCACCGGCGCGCGCAAGGAAAATCCGTTCGGTGCCACCCCGGAAATCGGCGAAGGCATCACGGGTCGCGACCAGTGAGGCATTCGGATCGATCGACCCGGTGATAAGGCGCTGCGTGTGCACATATGGATCAAACCCTTCCAGCTGGTTCGGGTTGGGATCGAAGGCACCCTGAATGCCTGTATCCACCGAGAATTCATTGATCGCGACGGCTGACCGGTCCAGCAGCGCTTCACCGTTTTTCCAGATCGGCGCGCGAACACTGTCAAACACCGCATCCGATGGCACCGCCAGATCACCCTTGTCATGGAACATGCCGTTTAGGGTGAAGGTAGCAACCGCCGTCTGACCTGCCGTCCACGCAAAACTGACATTGCCGCGCACGCCGGTTAAATCCCAATGCACGCCGTCATGATATTGCCGGAGCGATGCCGCCGGGATCGCCGTCGATGACGGCAGATAGGCCACCGCTGGCAAAATCTGGTAATCCACACCGTCATCAAAAACATTCTGAAAACTCTGCGCCAGCGTCGCAACCTTGCCGGACGTGTAATCAATGATGTGACCAATGCCGCTACTATCGCCGCTGAATTCCACCGGCATACCGAGATAGGCATCAGCGGTTGCAGATGCGGATGCGCCGAGGACTGCCGCAATCTGCGATCCACCAGCGGCGGCACAGGCTTCCGGCGATACCGGAACAGCAGCAGCCACCACAACTTCACGATAACCGCAGATGCGCAGCAGCGTGCCCAGTTCCGGGGCAACACCGGCGCTGCCGGACCCCTTCAGCTTGGCAGTGAAGGTGGTCTGCATGGTCATGCCACCAACTTCGGTGCCGAGACCGTCAAGCGATGCCTGCGCCGAATTGTCAGGGATCGTGATGGCGTTGGGGGTTGGCGGATTGAGACCCTCGACCGCAATGGCATCAGCGGTTGCGGCCATGGTTTCAAACGTGCCGGGGGTGCTTTCGATCTTCGTCAAAAGCAGATTGTTGCGGGTACCCAGATTGGACATGGGGTGACACTCCGTTTCGTGATGTATGGGGATCGGTAAGGATGGCGGCTTAATCACCCTTGTCGGGTGACGGGGCTTTGCCAGCGGGCTTGCCACCAGCCTTGGCGGGCTTCTCTGCCTTGATTTCAGCGGCTGACTTGCCCAGCCGTTCAACGGTGCCCTTGGTCAGTTCGATCCGGGCAGCAGGTTTCGCACCGGCGCGCATGGCCCGGTGTGACGGAATTTTTGTCATGATGGTTTTCCTTGATGGTCTGGGAATTAGACGGGTTCTGAATGGATCAGGTGAATGCCGCTTTGCTGACATCACGCGGGTTCTGGTCGATGCGGACAACGAACCGCAGCGAAAATTCAGCGCCGAAGCGGGCACCGGCTTCATCAAACAGGTCAGGGCCATCCATGCCATCTGCCGTGATGTCATCGGCAATCCCGCCAAGGGTATGATCGGCAACCAGCGCATTGGTGACCGCCTGATAATATTGATCGATCGCGACAGTGACCGCCGCATCGCTGTCACCGGTCACGGCCAGTTCAACCGCGAATTCGATGTCAATCAGTTCCTGATAGGTGTCTTCGGCATCACCCACCCGGTCATGGCCACCATCCATCATGATGATGGCCGGGGCTTCCGTTTCATTGAGCGGATGCCGCCGGTTGCGCCATATCTTACCGGTCAGGTTTTCGTCTGTATCGGCCAGCGCCTGCAGCGCCGCAAACGCCGCCGCAAGCGCCGTCTCGCGGCGTGATGTCATGGCTGCAACTCCAACTGCCAGATCAGTTGATCGGCATCAACATGGGTGACGATACCGATGCGATAGGTGGTGCCCTCGATCGTGATACTGTCACCGCCCTTGGCATCCGGCAGGTGCGCCACCGGCATCAACGCAATCCGCTTGGTCAACTGCAGGTTGGCGATGCGCCCAGCCGGTTGATTAAAGATCACCCAGACATCAACCGGATCACCACCGGCAGCCCGCTGATAGCTGGCTTCCTTGCCGAAGTCATCCGGGTGAAACTGGTTGACGATGTCGTCAAGATCATAGGCCATGATCAGGCCGCCGGGACGGTATCGGTGCCGTCGCCAGCAGCAGGATTACCGCCGCCATCAGATCCGTTTGGATCGTCATCACCGACCGGATCAGTGCCCGGATCAGCGGCCTTACCCTTGGGCTTCACCTTGGCCGGTGCCTTGGCTTTCGCCTTGGTCGCGGGTTTTTCTTCCTCGACCACCGCAACCGCTATCCGTGGCAGCATGGTGCAGGTTTCAAATTCCGCGCCTTTGATCAACACAATCTGATCGGTGGTGACGAAGGTGCCCTTGGCCTTACCTTCCTGCACCAAGCGGGAGGCAAAGCGCCGCTGCAGATCGTCGCTAAGGCCACGGATAATGTGACCAGCCGGGATCACAGTGCCCGCGCTTGCCGTCACCCGGTATTTTTTGAATGTTTGTTTCATGCCATCTGTTCCTTTGCGCATACAGAAAAGGCCGCCGGGATAAGACCCGGCGGCCTGTGTCACCATTCAGGCGAGTTGATTAGTTCTGCAGCTTGACGCGGCAAGCGCTGCGCGGCTCGCCATATCCAGTGCCCCGGCGCAGTGAGACCCCGAACCAAGCTTCATAATTTTTCTTCCAATGTTCACTGTCTTCGCCGAGGACAGCGACATCAAATTCATCGGTTTCCTGACCGATCAGGGCCTTGAAGGAACCATCGGTCCGGTAAACATCAATCTGAGTACCGGTGTATTCTGGCAGCCATGCGAAGTTCAGATCGAACTTGTCACCAAAAGCATTGATCGCCACCGGGGTTAGGTTGGTGGCGCCGCTTGGGTGCACCACAACACCGAGCGCCCCCGCAACCGCTTCCATATACTCGAGGCCACAGACCACCTTGAAGCTGCGGGCACCACTGTTGCGGAACTTGTTGCCATCATTGTTTTTGAAGCCCAGGATGGTTTTGATGCCGCGAAGGATCGCCTTGCCCATGATCTGCGATGATGGCGATGCCGCCGTGCCGCGCTGATCGGACGGAACATCACCGGCATCATCGCTGATGTCAAAAGTAACCAAGTTTGACATCTGGCCGGATTGGCCGAACACATGATCCGTGGCGAAGAAGTAATTGCGGTTATACGCGAGCGAACCTTCTGCATTGATGATCTTGTCAATGACTGGCAGACCAGTTTTGCCAGCTGTGATCCAGTCATGCCTGCGAGGCTATATGACGGTGGTAACCTGTTCCAACGTGCATGCCGTTTGGTTCCATGCGCCTCTTATCATCAATGCAATATAGGTGATCCGGATAGTGAGGCGATTGATGCTGCAATATCAGCGGCGCTTGAGCCAAAAGTGCTATTGCCATCCGGCGGCACCTTATGGTGCCAGCGCACACATGCACTTTGGGCAATCGATATTGATGGCGCTGACGCTGATATAAAAAATTATGGTTTTGATGGTTTGTTTAGTGAGGCGGCTGTAGAAATTGCTCGACAAATCCGTCTACGTGGTATGTCCGGTCCAATTATGATTGATGTGCCTCGGGTGGGTTCTGCAAATAAAAAATTCCTACGGCTGCTTCAGAAATGTCTTGATGAAGATACGCAAAATTCTGAAATTCTTGGTATGACGCGCGGCGGCATGTTGGAATTATGGCGGCCTCATGGGCGCGCCTCACTAAATGATCTAATGGCCGACAATGTGGCGCAAGCGGCCCTCGCTGGATTACGCCTTGCCGCTATGCGGCCAGCTTTCAAGCCAGTGCATCTTGCGGTGAATGCGGCGATGGCTGGCTGGCTAACGGGTAATGGCAAGGCGGCTGTTGCGGCATTGAATCGACCACTTGAGATCGATATCTGTCTTGATGATAATAAGGCGGCGGTGGCATACGTTATCGACAAGGGTAAGGCCACGACCTAAACTGCTTCACAAATACTTAAGGAACTCAATGATGGTC